CAGGGAGGACGGCAACCGGGTAATAGTACCTGTCGGACAGTTGATGGGACATATTTCTCAGATAGCTGTCGTCACGAACATCGACCTTTCCAAAATAGAACCCGATAAAGGGTCTCTTGACGACGCCTTGAAGCTGGGCCAGGAGCTTGAGCAGATGTTAGGCAGCTTGTCGCAGTTGCAGGGCTTTATGAAGAAGGGGCCGAAGGAATAATGTACTTCTCAGGCTACGTTCACGGTATCCGGTTTGAGGATCCGTCTAAGGGCTTCTACATCCTCACCATGGACCTGGACCAGAAACAGAAGGTCGAGGCGGAAACCGAGCTGGGAGCTGAGCTGTCCAAGCGCCCTACGGTCAAGGGCCACATCAATGGGATGGCAATCCAGGTCGGGGCCTGGTTTGGGTTCAACGCCAAGTGGATCACACACAAGACTTACGGCAAGCAGCTTCAGATCCTCAAGGCTCCGGTCTTCAAGGATGGCTGGACGCCGGAGACCGTCCGCAAGCTCTTGGTCGCTCATGGGGTAGGCTCGATGTTGGTTCAGCAGGTCTGGAACAGCTCTGGGGAAGGAAAGTTCCTGGCCACGCTGGCGGATCCGAAGGCCCTCAAGAAGATTCCGGGGCTTGATGAGTTCTCTGCCACGTTTTTGCATCAGCGGTGGCAGACCGTGGAAGCCTACTTCCGCTCCATCATGTTCCTGGGGGACTTGGGACTTCCGGCCTACACCATCCGACAGGTCTGGGCCAAGTTCGGGGACGATGCCGAGAAGGTTTTGAGCATGAACCCCTGGGCGTTGGTGGCCGTGGACGGCATCCCATTCAAGATGGCCGATGAGATTGCCATGAAGATGGGTCTCGATGAGAAGCACCCTGGTAGGGCTACGGGGGCGGTGTTGGCGGTGTCCCGAGACTTGATGAGGGGCGGTCACTTGTACGGGGGGACGAAGTTCATTTACGACCAAGTTAAGATGATGGTCGGGGACCATGTGGACACGGCTCAGATGACGCAATCCTTGGTGGAGTGCCACAAGAACGGGGATTTGGTCATCGACAAGAAGACCAAGCCTGGCGTCACGGCCATTTACACGCCCTGGGCCTTGCATGTGGAGAGCGAGTCCTCCGAGTACCTGGCTGACCGTACCCAGGGGGCCTCCTATGGGAAAGACAACCTGGACTCTGACCCGTACATGGAGCGTCTTGCCTCCATGGGGCCGGAGACCAGGGGGGCCAAGGAAAAGGGCAAGTCTCTGGCCGAGGTTATTGAGTGTGCTTTGAAGGAATGGGGCGAAGGAGCACGCCTCACGTTGTCCGACAAGCAGAAGAGAGGCGTCCTGAACGCCCTGAGTGAGCCTGTAAGCCTTTTGATTGGTCTCCCTGGTACTGGCAAGACCACAAGCCTCCGAGCGGCTGTGCGTATCTTCCAGGAGGCTGGAATCTCCTTCACGCTCTGTGCTCCCACAGGTATCGCCGCCAAGAACCTCTCAGCTCGCACGGGAGCCCCGGCTTCAACCATCCACCGAGCTTTCGCGGCACAGGGGTCTAGCGATGATTCCCGAGCGGCGACTTACGCTGGCATCGTGGGGAAGGGGGTGGGACTCAAGGGAGACATGGGCAAGGGTGAGCCATGGGGATACGACCCGGAGCACCCGCACCACGCGGAGGTCTTGGTCATTGATGAGTCCTCCATGATGGATCAGCATCTTCTGTACCGGGTGTTGACTTGTACTTCCAGGGAGTGTCGCCTGGTCATCGTTGGGGATGCAGCACAGCTTCCCTCCGTTGGTCCGGGGAATGTGCTCCGAGACATGGTGGAATCTGGGAGGTTCCCCACCGTGAACCTCACCGAAATTTTCCGGCAGGAAGATACCTCTGACATCATCTTCGCGGCTCACGACATCCATGCTGGGAAGGTTCCCGATACCGATTTGAAGTCGGACTTTTCCTTGGTTCCGGCGGATAACGAGGAGAAGGCTCAGGAGATTATTTGCAAGGTTGCGGCTAAGCTGTACAAGAGGCGGGCGAACTTCCAGATTCTCTCACCACGTCATGCGGGGACGGCGGGGGTGACGAACCTCAACACAAAGCTGCGAGAGCTGCTCAACCCACAGGAGCCGGGAAAGCTGGAGGTTCGGTTGGGCAAGGACACCTTTCGTGTGGGCGACCGCATGATGGTGACCAAGAACAATTACAAGTACAAGATTTTCAACGGTGATGTGGGCAAGATCGACCGCATCCACCGTAGGCAGAAGGAAATGGATATCAAGATTTTCGGTGCGACTGACCGAATTCTCCAGATTCCTTTCAGTGAAGTTCCTCGCCTCATTCGCCTGGCCTACGCCTGTACTGTTCATAAGGCACAGGGGTTGGAGTACGACGTGATTTTGATGCCGGTGTTGGGCACCTTCCGGCATCAGCTTCAGCGGAACCTCTTTTACACGGCTATCACCCGAGCCAAGGTGAAGGTCATCTTGGTTGGGGAGCGGAGTGCTCTTGGTCGAGCGGTTGCTAACGACAAAGAAGATCAGCGGAATACGTTGTTTCGGCAACGCTTGGAGAATTTGATCCCGTCCTGTGAGGTCACTTCGGGGTAGTAGGATCAGAGGAGATAACCGATGAGCGATTTGACAGAGCGACAGAAGGATAAGGTTCGGAGCAAGATCGCGGGGCTGAAGGCTGGGGTCACCGTGGAGAAGATCACTTGCACCCGGAGCGTCAAGGGCAAGAATGGCGACACCTACGTTGGGTGGTCTGCCGGATGGTCTTCGGTACAGGACGATGTGGGAGGGGCTACGGATGCCCAGCTCAGCGCCGAGGGCGAAGTTCCCAAGGGTCGGGGTTTGGGCCTCAAGGATGCCAAGCTCGCGTCCTATTTGGTAGCCATGGAAGTAGACCTCCAGGCCCACGATCACGCCATGGCCGGGAGCAACCTAAGCGAAGCCGACCGTCAGGGTGCCCACAGGGCCATTAAGCACAACTACACCCGGCTCGTCACCGAGATGATGCTGGCGTCCGGGGCGCTCGATGATGAGCCTGAGATCGAGCCTGCGGCTGTTGAGGAAGAAGCATGAGCGAGACCCCCACCATCAAGTCCAATAGCTTTTCTCTGGAAGAGGCCGAAGCTATCTACGGAGACCTGGAGGGGTTGTTTGTCCCTCTGGATGCAGACCCTCTTCGGTTTGGCCCCAAGCGGCTGAATACGAAGATTTCGCAAGCCCGGGGGATGCTGGACAAGTGCGAGCAGCACTTCCTAGCTGTCGCCCAGAAGCTCCACGGGGCCAAGCGAGCCCTTCGGCTGTCCGAGACCGACCTAGATCTGGCCAAGATGGAGATGTACGCCGGGGACGCGGAGACCAGGGCAGGCCGAAGTGTGGCTGACCGAGAGGCCATCGCCACCGGCAAGCTGATGGCCGAGGTGAAGGAACGCAACCGGCTGGACATCACCGTTCAAGACCTGGATTCCGTGATGACGGTACTCAAGGCCAAGCGGGCGGACTTGCGGGATACCCTGGGTAGGCTGCGAGACCAGATTCGGCTGTGCAATGAGGAGCGGGGTCTCGGGCAAAACTGGGGGTCCAAGGTTCCGGGTGCCCAGCCCGTAATTGCGGGTCGCGGGGTCTCAGAGGACATTGCAGCGGTACAGGACTTTGGGGACATCCCCGGCGAAATCGAGATGACCAGCGAGACGCATGAGGACACCTCCTTGGACTTGGTGGACCTGCTGGAGGATGAGGAACCGCTGCCGGATGCCCCCACCACGAAGCCGGAGCCTGAGTTACTGTCCGTGGAAGAGGCAGCAGGGTTCCCGGAACCGCATTGCTTGGTCTGCGGGACACCCCAGATCAACACCCCGAGCGGCGTCGTTTGCGCCAATGGCCATGGAGGAGTTGGTTCCGTGACCAAGGCGGAATGGGAGGAGGAGCAGAAGTCCGTTGCTCCGCCTGAGCCTGATCCTGAGCCTGATCCTGAGCCGACCCCTGAGCCGACCCCTGAGCCGACCCCAGAGCCCGAGGGCTTGGTTGGGGAGGCACCGAGCAACTTGCTGGGTGACATGGAGGAAGATGAGACTGCGGCTCCTCTGGAGGCCACGGTAACGGACAAAGAGGTTGATGATTTCTTGGACGATCCCCAGGCAGTTGAGGGGTCCGCGAAGATTATCGACAACAAGGATCCCGAGTCTACGGTCATGCCCCCGGAGCTGGGAGACGACTTCCTGAACGACCTGCTAGAAGATTTTGAATCAGAGGACTAATTTTCTTTCCAAAACCTGTCGATTTATCTTTCCACGGGGTAATAGGGAGAGACTAAAGACCTGTCTATAACGACCCTGTCTTGTCTTACAAGGAGAAACGGAATTATGGGAGACTTCAAAGAATTTGAACTTGGTCAGGATGACAGCCACCTCAGTTTGGGTGGTAAGCGGTGGCAAGGTGTGAAGGACCAGACCGACCGCTTCAGCTTCATCATGTTCCCCGGACTGGAGGAGGGCACGCCTGATTTCAGCGCCAACCCCCGGCTGGTGAGCGAGAAGGTCCACTACTTTGAGGGCGTCGGCTACATCATCTCCGACGGCCCGGAGTACATCAAGCTCGCTGGCGACCAGCCCCGTTCCAGGGCGGCGACTCTTGTGATCGAGTGGCCGACCACCAAGGACGGCGAGGTCATCAAGGAGCGGCTGACCAAGGCAGAGGTCAAGGTGCTGATCCTGGCTGGCGACAAGTACAAGCAGCTCGTCCAGACTCACCGTAACTTCCACCTGGGCACCCACGATGTGACGGCGCTCTGCACCGACTCCGGTTGGCAGAAGGTCAACTTCGGTCCCTGTGGCGAGTCCCTGCTCCAGAACCTTATGTTGAAGGCGGCTGATGAGGAGAAGGGAGCCGGGGCCAGGACGCTGGTTGAGAAGCTGATGGCGGCGGCTCAGGCGGCTCTGCCCGAGGTGATCAACGAGGTGGGCCGCAAGATGGATTTCGCGGCTCTCAAGGAGAAGCTGTCCGGTGGTGATGGTCGTACCTCCGTCGCCGGGAACGATGCTTCGGCTGCCGATGTGGACATTGACGACGCCATGGACGACCTCCTGGGCGACTAGCGGGTGAACGGTACATTAGGGCTGGACCCCTCCCTCACCAACCCCAATACTTCCCCTATCAGGATGATTACGGTGAGGGCGGGTGCCTAGCCCCAGCCCTCATCAACCTGTGTGGGAGGTCGTCGTGTCTTTTCCATATACCCGACCCCGCCGAGGAATTGGTGGGGTATACCGGGTCAATCTTTCAAACCATCATTTTTACCTCGGGAGCACTTACTGCATTCAGACGAGATGGGCTGCCCATTTGCGTTGTTTGAAAAAGGGGATACACAAAAATCCCCACATGCAGTCAGTGTTCAATAAGTACAGGGTTTTTGAGCCTGCGTTGCTTGAGACTCAGAGGGATGAAAACGAACGAATTGCGCGGGAGCAGCATTATCTGGACATGCACTTTTCAGATAATGGGTGTGTGAACGCACAGCGGTTGGCTGAAGTTCCACCGATGCTGGGCCGCAAACATTCTTCCGAATCCCGAGAGAAAATGTCAAAGGCTAAGCGAGGGATCCCATTGACGGAGGCGCACAAACGAGCTTGCTCTGAGGCGCAGAAGGAGAGACACGCCCGTGATGGGGTGACAGAAGCCACCCGCCAGAAATTGTCAAAAGCCCTTATGGGTAAGAGGAGGCCCGATAATGCCTCCCGAAATAAAGCAGCGACAGGTTGGAACCATACTGACGAAGCCAGGGAAAAGATTCGAGTTGCGGGGAGGAGGCCCTGTTCGGAAGAGACCAAGCAAAAAATCCGGGCTACTCTCAAAGAAAAGGGGATCAGACCTCCCCTGACAGATGAGATTATCCAAAAAAGATCCCTCTCGATCAAAGCGACTTGGGCACGGAAAAAGGCCAAAGGCTAATGATTACCCTTGGTTTGGATCCGAGTTTGACGAATTTCGGTTGGGCTGTCCATGACAGTACGGGGGAGGGCAAGGCCCGGTGTCCCGAACGCGGGCGCTGGCAAACTTCCTCAAAAGATGAGTTCATTGTCCGCTACATGACGATGCGGGAGAATCTGCTCGCCTTGGTGAAACGGCTTGGGGTGAAGCGGGTCGGCATCGAGTACCCCATTTTCAACGACCTGTGGTCCGAGGGGATGTACGGTCTCTACTTGTTCTCATGTGAAGCCCTGAAGCTGGCCAAGGTGGACGTGGTTTTATTTTCCCCTCCCCAGCTTAAAGTTCATGCCCGAGAGTTCATCAAACGGCCCAGGGTCGGCGGGAAACTCTGGAAGATGGCTAAGGCCGATATGGTGGAAGCCGCGATAGCGGACTTGGGCGGCAAGGGGACCATGAACCACAATGAGGCCGATGCTTACTGGGTGGCTCGCACAGCCGACCGTTTCTGGAAGCTCCACGACGGGGTAATAACAAGAGCGGACCTGACGCCCGATGAAGCAAAACAGTTCACCGCCATCCACACTTACCAGCGTGGAAAAAAAGCCGGGAAGACTGATATGAAGGGCATCATGTATCGTGAAGACGACAGATTTTTTTGCTGGTCCCAGGAGACATGATGGCTGACGCACCCGAAGAGTTCCCGAAAAAAGATGGCCCCGAAATCCCGGAGGAGAAGGACGACGCGGCTGCCAAGAAAAAGGCAGCCCCGAAGAAGAAAGCCGCTCCCAAGAAAAAGGCAGCCCCGAAGAAGAAAGCTGCGGTGAAAAAGAAGAAGGCTACTGCCCTGACAAGGGGCCGTGATTTCCTTCGCAAGAACCTCAAGGACGCTGACGATGATGTGGTCGCCACCGATGGTGACCTCAAGCAGTCCCGCCCCCATATCCCGTCGGGGTCCATCATCATCGACTACACCATCGGTGGGATCCCCAACCAGTTTGGCGTGCCCCCGTGCCCCGGATATCCCCGTGGTCGTCTGGTCAACGTATACGGTCAGGAGTCCGCTGGGAAGACCACCATGATGCTCATGGCTGCGGCCAGGCTCATCAAGGAAGGCGGCACCGTGGTCTATGTGGACTGGGAGCACTCCATCGACCTGGCCTACTCCGCTTCACTGGGTGTGGATGTCGAGGATGAGGATCACTTCGCTCTTGTCCAGGCCCGTTCCATGGAGCGGGGGTTGGCGTACATTATGACCATGGCTCGTGCCGGGGTAGACCTGATCGTCATCGACTCCGTGGGAGCTGGCGTCCCGCAGTCCATCCTTGACCAGAAGGCTGAGGACGAAGGCAACATGGGCCGCATCGGCCTGGCTGCCGGTATCTGGTCCAACAGCCTGCGGAAGCTCAAGGGGATCATTTCCCGGACGGGCACTTGCGTTGTGGGCATTGCCCAGCTCCGCAAGAACATCAACACCAGTGGGTACGGGGGAGAGGATGAGTTGCCCCAGGGTGGCCTTGCCTGGCGGTTCTACAGCGAGCTGCGGATTCGGCTCAAGAGGATCGGGACTGAGAAAAACGTGCGGTACGATGCGGTCACCCACAAGAAGGACAAGGTTGCCACGGGCATGAAGGTCAAGATCAAGATCGACAAGTCCAAGGTCTCCGCTTCTCAGGGCAAGGAGTCCGTCTTCTATGTGACTTTCGGTGAGGGCATTGACGATTTCCGGGCGGTCATGGAGATCGGATTGTCTCATCGGCTGGTCAAGCGGAGCGGTGCCGTGTACTCATTCGCAATGCCCAATGGGGAGATTGCCAAATCCACGGGCAAGGATGCCTTCAAAGCCTTGCTGCATCAGCAACCCGAGGTGTGGGCGGCGTTGCATCAAGCAGTCACGGCCAAGCTCAACGCGATCCCCGAGGCAGCTCATACGGTGACGTTGGTTCCCGAGGTCCATGAAGACGATTTTGGGGACATCGAGGACTTCATAACAACGGCAAACGAGTAGTACCCAACACCATGCCTGTTACCCTCACCGTCAAGAATTTCCAATCTATCAAGTCCGCCAAGGTCGTCATCGACGGGTTCACCGTCATCTACGGCCCCAACAACTCCGGCAAAACCGCACTCATCAGAGCTGTCCGAGGGGTGTTCCAGAACACTCAAGGGACGGCCTTCGTTCGACGGGGAACCGCCAAGTGCTCCGTCAAGATCGACATGCCCGAGGTGCCCTCTATCCAATGGGAGAAGGGGGAGAAGATCAAGCCCACCTACGTCATCGGCAAGGGCAAGCCGATCCACCCTGGACGAGCTGTACCCCAAGAGGTGTTGGACCTTGGGGTACGGCCCCTGCGGCTGTCGGGCAATCGTGAGATTTGGCCCCAGATAGCTCCTCAGTTCACGGGTCAGGTGTTCCTGCTGGACTTGCCAGGTTCCGTGCTTGCCGAGGCTATTGCCGATGTCGAGCGGGTCACTCATCTGAATTCCGCGTTGAAGCTCTCGGAATCTGACCGTCGGTCCGCCGGGCAGGAATTGAAAGTTCGCCGTATCGACCGGGATGCCCTTCGGCAAGAGCTGGATGGCATGGCTGGTCTGGACGCCATTATCTTGGAGACGGCGGCTATCGAGAAGCGGGTCAAGAAGACCCGTACCATCGGCAAGGCCATCTTCAGCCTCACCCAAATCCAGGGTCGCTTGGCGGCGTCTCAGAAGGCGGTAGCCGATTTAGCCGGGATTGAAGAGGTTTCGGTCCCCTCCGCTAAGGCCCTCCAGAAGCCCCAGGACACGCTTGATGAGCTGGAGGGGTTGAGGGACTTGCAAGAGCGTTGGAGAGCTTACAGGGCTAACGTGGATGCCCTGGAGCCCCTTCAAGAGGTATCTGGGCAAGTCGGGGCGGTGGACACCACCCGTCTTGACCGGGTTATCACTGCATTGGGGACGGTCACGGATCTCAAAACCCGATGGGACAGCGCGACCCAGGAAGTCTCTGACCGAGGGCTTGATTTTTCGACGGCCAAGCGGGATGCCGAGGCTGCGGAGCTGGGGGTTCAGGTGATTATTCAAGAGATGGGGGTTTGCCCGATCTGTGGAACGGAGACTGAAACGGGGTAGACTGCGCCATGTTCTACTTATTGATACTCATGGCTTTCAATTATCCTGGTCACCTCTCAACCCCTGAAGGCGCTGCGACTGTCTATCATCCAAAGGATGGTTCCTGTGGCTCTCATCGAGCTGATAGTAAGCCCTTCCTGGTCACCGACCGGCACTTCGCCCACCGCACCTTGCCCTTGGGAACCAAGGGGTACATCTGCAACACCGTGTCCGGCAAGTG